GCAACGTCCAGGTCAATGGCAACATCGACGCCACCGGCACGATCATGGATGCCGGCGGCAACTCCAACCACCACAGCCACTAGCGGCTGGGTAAGCCTTAAAGCCCTTTAATATCCCCCAGCCGGGCATAGCGGCACGATAGCCGCATGACCCGGCTATCTGATATTTCCTCCGTTCACTGGCAGCCCGCCCTCAAGAGCCTCGACGTGGTCGAGGCCGAGGCGGACATCGACCAGTCCATCCGCGTGATCCTTGGCACACCCAAGGGCAGCAACCCACATCGACCGGACTTCGCGTCCAATCTGCACCTCTACCTGGATTACCCGATCGACCAGGCCGTGCCGCACCTGGTGCGCGAGACCGTCGAGGCAATCCGCCGGTGGGAGCCGCGCTGCGAGCTGGTCAAGGTCACGCCCTCGATCGAGGAGGCCCAGATCACCCTGCGCGTGCAGTGGAAGCTGGCAGATGGCGTTAAACGCGAGACGGAGGTACGCCTGTGAGCCTGCCCGAGCCGAGTTTTATCGAGCGCAATCCGCAGGCCATCACGGCCGAGATCGTCGCGCAGTACGAGCAACTGACCGGCAAGACCCTTTACCCGGCGCAGGTCGAGCGCCTGCTGATCGACGTGATCGCCTACCGGGAAACCCTGGTGCGCATCGGCATCCAGGAGGCGGCAAAGCAGAACCTGGTCGCCTACGCCCGCGCCCCGATGCTGGACTACCTGGGCGAACTGGTGGGCGTCACCCGCCTGCCGGCGCAGCCGGCGAAGACCACGCTGCGCTTCACCTTCGCGGCGGCGCTGGCCACCGACCTGCTGATCGAGGCCGGCACGCGCGTCGAGGGTGGTGACGGCACGGCCACCTTCGCCACCGACGCCGACGTCACGCTACTGGCTGGCCAGCTGTCGATCGATGCGGCCGCGACCTGCGAGGAGCCCGGCGCCGCCGGCAACGCCTGGCAGCCGGGGCAGATCAACAACCTGGTCGACGAGTTGGGCGACGTTGAGGTGACGGCCTTTAACACCACGATTACTTCCGGCGGCATCGAGGAGGAAGAAAGCGACCGCCTGCGCGAGCGCATCAAGCTGGCGCCGGAAGCCTTCAGCACCGCCGGCAGCCGCCTGGCCTATGTGTTCCATGCCAAGAGCGCGCATCAAAGCATCGTCGATGTGGCGGTGCTGTCGCCTACGGGCGGCGTGGTCAAACTCTACCCGCTGCTGACCACCGGCCTGCCGGACGCGAACATGCTCTCCCTGGTCGAGGCCACGTGCTCGGCCGACCGCGTGCGGCCGCTGACCGACAACGTGCAGGCGCTGGCGCCGATCCCGATCGACTACGCCATCGACGCCCAACTGGTGCTCTACAAGAACACGGACGTCGCCAGCGTGCTGGCCCAGGCGCAAGCCGCAGCCGAGGCCTACAAGGCCGACCGCGCCGCCGGCCTTGGCCGCGACGTGGTGCCTGTGCAGGTGGATACCGCGCTCAAGGTCGCCGGGGTGTACGACATCGTGCGCACCGCCCCGGCCAAGATCGTGCTGGCCGAGAACGAGTGGGCGCGCTGCACGGGTATCAACCTGGTCGTGACGGGGACGGTCGATGGCTGACGCGCTGCTGCTGCCGCCGCCGCTGGCCGGCGATGAACGCTTCCAGGCGCTGGGCCAGTTGGCCGCTCGGATCAGCGACATCGACCTGTCGCCGCTGCTGGTCTATCTGGTCGATACGGTGAATGCTTCGGCGCTGCCGAACTTGGCCGAGCAGCTACACATCCTGGGCGAAGGCTGGCAGTTCGCCCGCGACGACGACGAACGCAGGCGCCTGCTGAAGCGCGCCATCGAGCTGCACCGCTACAAGGGCACTCGCTGGGCCATCCAGCAGGTGCTGGAGACGCTGGCCCTGTCCGGCCAGATCAGCGAGTGGTTCGAGTACGGAGGACAGCCCTACTACTTCAAGATCAACGTCGACCTCTCCACGCGCGGCATCGACGAGGCCACCTTCGATGCATTGGTGGCGCTGATCACCGAGTACAAGAACGTCCGCTCGCACCTGGAACTGCTGACCCTGTCGCTGACCAACGTCAGCCAGGTGCCGGCGATCGCGGCCACCACCCTCTGCGGCGAGCTGGCCACCGTCTTTCCGTACGAGCTGACCGAACTGAACCAAGTAAGCCAGGTGCCGCGCTTCGGCATCGGCCACTGGAGTGTCGAGACCGTCTGGGTCTATCCGCAGACCGCTTAATCGCTTTTTTGAACACTGGGAGCCCCTATGGCCAATGAGTTTTTCACGATCCTGACCGCCACCGGCCGCAACAAGCTGGCCGCCGCCATGGCGACCGCCACGCCGCTGGCCTTGACCCAAATGGCGGTGGGCGACGGCGACAACGGCGCCTACTACAGCCCGACCGAGGCCCAGGCCACGCTGAAGCACGAGGTCTGGCGTGGCGCGATCAACCACCTGGCGGTCGATGCCAACAACCCCAACTGGATCGTCGCCGAACTGGTAATCCCGGACGACGTCGGCGGCTTCTACATCCGCGAGGTCGGCCTGTTCGACAGTGCCGGCGCGATGATCGCCGTGGGCAAGTTCCCCGAGAGCTACAAGCCGACCCTGGCGGCCGGCTCCAACAAGCAGCTCTACGTGCGGATGATCCTGGAGGTAAGCAACACCACGGCGGTCACTTTGCTGGTCGATCCGAGCGTGGTCCTGGCCACCCGTCAGTACTGCGATGACAAGGTCGCCGATGAACTCAACAAGCGGGACAGCAAGCAGTCGGTGCGCGTGGCCACCACGGCCGCGATCGCGATCGCCGGCCTGCAGACGATCGACGGTGTGGTGCTGGTGGCAGGTGACCGCGTGCTGGTCAAGGATCAGGCGGCGGCCGCAGAAAACGGTATCTACGTGGCAGCGGTCGGCGCCTGGGCGCGCGCCACTGATGCCGACAGCGGAACCAAGCTCAACGCTGGGGCGCTGGTGCCCGTCGAGGCCGGAACGGTCAACGCTGACACCATTTGGATACTCAAGACGGACGGCGCCATCATCGTCGGCGCCACGCCCATCGCGTTCCAGTGGGCCGGCGGCCTCAATGCCCCGACCCAGGCGGCTGGGGACAACAGCGCCAAGGTCGCCAATACCGCCTTCGTTCAGGCCGCCCTCGCCGCCCTAGTCGCCTCATCGCCGGCAGCGCTGGACACTCTCAACGAGTTGGCCGCTGCCCTAGGCAATGACTCGAATTTCGCCGCGACCATCACCAATGCGCTCGCGCTCAAGGCGCCGCTGGCGTCGCCAGCGATGACCGGCAATCCGACTGCCCCGACTCCGGCGCAGTTCGACAACGACACCAGCGTGGCGACGACGGCATTCGTACAACGGGCGATCGGTAGTAGTTCAAGTGCTGTCCAGCTAACTGCTAATACAGTTTTGACAGTCGCGGACATCGGAAAGTCGATTCAACTACCAAATGCAGGAAAAACTATAACGATTCCGGCTGCAACTCTGGCAGGAGTCGGCGCCATCGGTGCAACGCTCAGGTTCGTCAACAACTCAGGCGGCTCAAACACTATTACGGCAGCAGCAGGCGCAATCATTACCGGCGTGTCAAGCGCTGCCTCGTTGGTACTCGGAAGTGGGGACAACGTCGATCTGGTGGCGGTCGACGGTAATAATTGGTTTGCCGTATCTGGTAGTGCCTCGCTTCGTGGAAACGGCGGGGATTTTGGATCGTCCCTCGCGCCCAACGGATGGCGAAAACTTCCAAGCGGAGACATTGAGCAGTGGGGGTCAGTTGTCACAAGCACAGGCGGGGACGTTACGTTCACCTTCCCGATTGCTTTTCCAAATGCGGTGTACTCAATAACCGCCACCACGGCTAATTCTGTGACGCGTTCAAGCGTCGCGTGCATTGGCGGAACTTCGCTGGCATCTGTTCCGATTGGTGGTTTTTTAAGTTCAACCGGCGCGCGTGTTGCAGAAGCCGTCAATGTCCGAGTAATTGGGAAATAAGGGGAGATCATGAAATTTTCACCATCCACCAAAGGTTTCTACATTGAAGCCATTCACGGCGCTTCGATCCCGGTTGATGCTGTTGATGTAACCGACGAAGAACATGCCGCGCTTCTGGCAGCCCAATCACAGGGCAAAAGCATCGTCGCCGCTGCAAACGGCCGCCCGATTCTTGTCGATCCGACGGCGACGCCCGCCCAACTATGGGAATCGATCAAGGCCGAGCGCGATCGCCGCAAGGCCGGTGGCTTTAAGGTTGGCGCGCTGTGGTTCCATAGCGATGCAGACAGCCGCATCCAGCACTTTGGCCTGAAGGATAAGGCGCGGGACGTGCTCGCTGCCGGCGGGGCGATGACGGACAACCTCACCATCCTCGGCCAGCCGGTGCGCTGGAAGACAATGGACGGCTCATTCGCCAATGTCACGGCGCAATCCGCGTTCGATATCGTGGCCGCCGCTGGTGACCTCGACGCGCGACTGTTCGCCGTCGCGGAAACCCACCGAGCTGCGATGGAGGCGGCGCCCGATCCCGCCGCCTATGACTTTTCGGCCGGCTGGCCGGAAACCTTCGGAGGCTGAAACCATGTCGGCCGTCCAATTGCTCTTCACCCGGCGCCGGCATCCCGGCAGTACTCTGATCCGCGTTACGACCTGGTCGGCCTGGTCGCATGTCGACCTGATCGACAGTCAGTCGGTGCTTGGTGCGGTGGCCTTCCACGGCGTCGAGCGCGAGCAGCTGGCGACCCGCTTGGCCCATGCCAGCCGGGCGGCGGTCATGACGATCCCCTGCACCGATTCCCAGGCCGTGATCGCGGCCGCCGAGTCGCAAATCGGCAAGCCCTATGACTGGCCGGGCGTTCTGGGAATCGGCCTGCATCGGGACTGGCAGGAGCCGGATCGGTGGTTTTGTAGCGAGATGGCGGCCTGGGCCTTCCACGAGGCCGGGCGGCCGCTGTTCCGGCCTGACGCGCTGTACCGGGTCACGCCGCAGCACCTTTGGATGCTGCCCTACGAGGTTCGCTTTATCGAGACGCGGGACGCACTGCAACCGGCATGAAGAAGAGGGCGGCGGCCGTGGTGCGGAAACACCCCGACCGTCACCGTAACCCACAGACAGAACCTGTGAGCCTTGGCCAAGGCCCCCTTACCGTGCACACGGCGGGTCGAAGCCTACCAATAATTGCAACAAACAAAAAGGGCTTTCACAGAATGGAAATGCAATCTGCTTCCCCCATCGTTCCCTGGATCGGTGGCAAACGCCGCTTGGCGAAACATATCCTCCCGCTCTTCCCCGAGCACACCTGCTACGTCGAGCCGTTCTGCGGCGCAGCCGCGCTCTACTTCCTGAAGGCACCGACCAAAGTCGAGGTGCTCAATGACGTGAATGGGGAGCTGGTCAATCTGTACAGAGTGGTCCGCCACCACCTGGAGGAGTTCGTCCGGCAATTCAAATGGGCGCTGACTTCGCGGCAAATCTTCAAGTGGCTGCAGATCACACCCGAGGAGACGCTGACGGACATCCAGCGTGCGGCGCGCTTCTTCTACCTCCAGAAGATGGCCTTCGGCGGCAAGGTCGAGGGCCAGACGTTCGGCACCTCGACCACCTCCGGGCCGAAGCTGAACCTGCTACGCCTGGAAGAAGACCTGTCGGCCGCCCACCTGCGCCTCAGCCGAACCTACATCGAGAACCTGGACTGGGCAGCCTGCATCACGAAGTACGACCGCGAGCACACCCTGATCTACTGCGACCCGCCGTACTGGGGCACCGAGGGCTATGGCGTCGATTTTGGACTACATCAATACCAGCGCATGGGCGACCTCGCCAAGACCGTCCAGGGGCGCATGATCATCTCGGTCAACGACATCCCGGAGATGCACGAGGCGTTCGCCGGGCTGCACATCGAGCGAGTGGCCATCAACTACACCGTGGGCGGCGGTGGCCGATCGAAGGCTAAGTCGGGCGAGCTGATCATTCGAAACTGGTAGACGCGACAAAGGGGCCTCTCGGCCCCTTTCCTCTGCAATTCGCTTTCAATGCGTGCAACAATTACCCAGTGTAACTTATCTCGCAACCCGAGCCGCTTTTATCGCGGCGCGCTTCAGCATGCGATCGGCCGACGCTGATCGCCCGCCGGCCGCCCCCCGCTTTGAGCGCCCTGCACCAACGCCCGGACCCGCTCCCGGGCGGAGCGTGCGGCCCCGCGACCTTGGCGGAGCGGCCGCTTTTACCCGATCTGCTGTACTTTCTTTCCGCTTCCCTTCTG